GAAGATCCAGGCAGCGAGGAAGAAGAGCCGGAGATTCATCTTCCCTGTGTACATGCCTTCCCCTGGCAAGCCTTACTACTCCAGACCTGAATGGTACTCCATCTTCATGAGTGGATGGTATGACCACAGCACTATGGTGCCGGAGCTGAAGAAGGCCATCCTCAAGAATCAGCTTGGGGTGAAGTTTATCATCTATGTGGCCCAGGAATACTTCGACTTCATCTGCAGGCAGGAGGGAGTGGATCCTCACAACAGGGAGGAATACAAGAAGATTGTGGACCGAGAGAAGAAGGCCTTCAATGAATTCCTCTCCGGAGAGAAGAATGCCAATAAGGCCATCCTGGCCATGAAGCAGAAGATTGCCACTGCCTCCGGTACGATGGAGACCAAGTGGATTGAGATTGTGCCCATCGACAACAAGCTCCAGGGCGGTGAATACATCGATGACACCGAGAGCACTGCCAATATCATCTGCTATGCTATGGGTGTGCACTCCTCCCTCATCGGTGCCACTCCTGGCAAGAGCAGCTCCACTCTCGGAGGCACTCAGGCCAGAGAGCTCTACCTGATGAAGCAGGCCTGCATGAAGCCTATTGTGGACCGAGTGATGAGGCCTCTCCGAGTGGTCAAGGCCTTCAATAATTGGGATAAGGATGTGTACATCAATGTGCCGGAATACATCTTCACCACACTTGACCAGAATAAATCCGGCAAGCAGGAATCAACTAACACTGAAGCATAAGCCATGATAGTATCTGGATACTCCGAGATGAAGCCTTTCCTCCCTGCAGTGGAGATGAAGAGTGCTTCCACCACCATCTTCGATGATGCACTTGAAGTGGCCCAGGATGACCTGGTGACCACCATCATCGGCACTGACCTTGAGGCTCTGCTGGAAGCAGCCAAGGCCACTCCCGACACACATGCCAAGCTCCGGAAGCTCTGCCAGCGAGTCATCTCCCAGCAGGCCTTCCTCAAGAGCATTCCGGATCTGGACCTGGTGCTCACTGATGCAGGCTTCGGTGTGGTCAGCAATGAAAAGACCACAATGGCCAGCAAGGACAGGGTGCAGAGCCTCACTACCAATATGAAGGCCAAGCTGGATGACAGCAAGGATGCTCTGGTGCTCTACCTGCTCAAGACCACTGCCTATGAATCCTGGAGAGGTACTGAGGAATTCGGAAGGATCTCCGATGGTCTCATCCTCACCTATGGGGAATTCAAGGATGTGGCTGTGCTGAACAATGTGACTGCCCAGGTCTATCCCCAGAGCTGGGGAGACTTCCTGAATCTCAATTCTGCTCTGAATGTGGCCTTGATGACCGATGTGGCCAGCTACATCTCCAAGGACTATGCTACCGAGCTGATTGAGAAGGTCAGGGATAAGGAGGTCATGATTCCCGATGAGAAGAAGGTGCTGAAGCTGGTGAAGATTGCCATCAGTGCCTTTGCTCTGGGAGACACTGCCACCGGCCTGGAGCAGACTCTCAAGGCTGTGGCATTCATGAAGGAGCATCCTACCGAATTCCCTACCTTCATCGATTCTCCGGAGGCCAATGCACTGGACCTGAAGCACAGTGATACACCTATATTCTCAATGCTATAATGAAAAGATTCTTTCAAGCCATCAAGCAATTCTTCACTCTCCGATTCAAGAAGGGTGAGAGACTGGATCTGGTATATCCCATCTCTTGGGAGACCATGAGCCAGGAAGATTTCCGGAATGTGTGCACCATCCTCTCCCAGCCTCATGGCCGGAAGGAGACTCTCTTCCTGTGCCTGTGTGCACTGGCTCACATCCGGCCAGACAATCCCATCAAGTATGATCCGAGAGCCATCAAGGATAACCTGGTATTTCTCATCGGAGGCAAGAGCTATGTCATCACTCCAAAGGTCATCCAGGAGAGCTGCAGCCAGCTTGAATACATCCTCGATGATGTAGGCCTGGCTCCCTGCCCACTCCCCAAGGTGGACCGGAAGATCTTCGGCCTGAGCTTCGAGAAATACTATGAGGCCGATGCCTACATGCTCCAGTATGCTGCCGATGAGGGCAAGAATGAGAAGTGGCTCAAGGAGACTTCCAAGGTCCTCACCGATGGCCGAGTCAGGAAGCTGCTGGACTGGCAGAAGAAGGGCCTGGTGATCTGGTGGAATGGTGTGAAGAAGTACATGATGCAGAAGTATCCCTATGTGCTCCAGGAAGGCCAGTCCATCTCTGACCGTACACAGACCGATATCCTGTATGACTTGCTGGAGGTCATGAATGACCACAAGCCTCAGGAGAATGAGAAGATCCTGAAGAGTGATGTGCACTCGGTATTCTACACACTGAATCATATCTACTACGAAAATGCTCACAAGTAACTATCTGCTTTCCTCTTTTTCCTCCCTCAAGGGATTCGATTCCCCAGCCAATCAGATTCTCCAGGGCAATGGCTATGATGGTATCATAGATGTCCTGGAGAATATGAGAGGTGTGGTCTATCCCTGTGTGATTCTGGAGACCGGCAGCTCCGGCTCAGTCCAGGTCATTGAAGGGCCTGTGGACACCTACACTCAATCTCTTTGGGTGATGGGTGCTCTGGGCCGAGGAGAGGATGAATCCAAGCTCTTCAAGGACATGAAGGATCTGGCCATGAAACTCTTTGCCAAGCTGCTGCAGGATAAGGCAGAGGGTGGCCATCCGGAAGTGGAAGAGCTGGATCACCAGAGATTCACCTATATGCCCAGGTATGGAGGGCCCAATGCCAGAGGCTATGAGCTGGTGCTCACCTTCAGGGAGAATAAATCCCTGCTCCTTACCGATAAGGACTTCAAGCCGGTCCCTCCGGCACAGCAAGGAGAGTAACCGATGGCCGAGAGCAGCTCATACAAGCAGATGGCCGAGAGGTGGGCCGAGATTGTCATAGAGAGATGGATCCGGAAGATCCAGGTGCTTGACATCGGCTCCACCGGTGAGCTGCTTAAATCCCTGCAGTCTCATGTCACCTTGGATGCCAAGGGAGATCCGGCCAAGATCACCTTCACCTACCTGTACTATGGCATCTTCACTGACATGGGTGTGGGTAAGGATGTGAAGATTGGAGAGGCTGGCCGAGGAAATAACCGAAGGAAGAAGCCTTGGTATTCTTCCGTATTCGAGAATGAGGTGGCCACTCTTGGCAGGCTGATGGCCGAGAGGTATGGCTATGATGCAGCCACTCTTCCTCTCAGAGCTTTCCAGGGAATGACTCACAGAGGCTACAATGATGCAGCATACTATGAACTCTTAAAGAAGAAATAATGGCGAATACTGTCTATACAGAGAGTGTGGTCACTCTCAATGGCACTCAGGCTGAAGCCACCTTGAATGCTCTGAAATCTTCTGCCGATGACCTTCGGAAGAAGATGATTGAGGCTACCAAGATTGGTGACACCGAATCTGCTGCCAAGTACCAGAAGCAGCTTGACCAGATCAATAAGGCCATGAAGGGCATCAAGCAGGAGACCAAGGATTACTCCGAGCTGATGAAGAATCTGAATGGTGCCAATCTGAATACTCTGGCCAAGGCCTATTCCAATCTGAATAAGCAGATCAAGAATCTCACTCCTGGCACCGATGAATTCATCAAGAAGAGCCAGCAGCTCAAGCAGGTGAAGGCCAGGATGGATGAGATCCAGCAGGGCATCAGAGGCACTCACAAGACTCTTGACTCCCTGAAGGGCCTGCTTCCCAAGCTGGGCCTTGCCACCTTCTTTGCTGCTGCCGGTAAGGCTGTGATTCAATTCGGCAAGGATGCCATTGCTCAGACACAGCTCATCGGTGACCGGTGGGGCCAATTCACTCATGGCATGAAGAGTGCCTACAATTCCTTTGTGGCAGACCTTTCCTCCGGCAAGGGATGGAAGGAACTCATCCAGAATATGAGGGACTCCTACAATGTGGGCAAGCAGGTGGAAGCCATGCTGGATGAGCTCTTCGAGAGGCAGAATTCCCTCACTCTCACAGAGGCCGAATACAATGTGGAGATTGAGAAGAATAAGCAGATCATGAAGGACCAGACCAAGACTGCAGAGGAGAGGCTTGCTGCCTCCAATGAGGTCTTGAGGCTGGAGAGAGAGCTGGCCGAGGAGAAGAAGAGCATTGCCCAGCAGGAGGCCGATGCCTACAAGATGGAGCTCCAGCAGAGGACCAAGCTCACCGATGCCGAGATGGAGGCCTTCATCGAGGAATACAATCAGAATCGGGACCTGATCCAGCAGGCTACCGATTATCAGACTGAATATGACAGGCTTCAGCAGAGTGTGGAAAGATGGCATACTGCACTGATGACATCGGATGATGCACTCACAGATGAGCTCACTCAGAATCAGTATGACCTTGCAGTAGAGGCCTTCAATGCTTTCAAGGAAGGAGCTGACCAGACAGTAGCCTATTGGGCCGATGTCATCAATCGGTACAATCTCGGCAATGATGAGATGGTATCCAACTATGTGCAGGCTCTGGCCAAGCAGAAGAATGCAGAGGCCGATTACTACCGGAGCACATCCAGGACTGCCAGCACCAATTCCTCTCTCCGGAAGCAGATCCGGCAGGAGCAGGCCAAGGCTGCTGAGGATGCCTTCAAGAAAGAGGT